GAGGGATAATTACCCAGATCAGTATGCAAAATGGCAAGATTTCTCTAGGGCTGCGAATCTAAAGGATAGTGAAGTAAATAAAAATGTTTATACCTCATCCCACTTCCCCAACATCCCCAACTACGTCGCCCACATGCGTACAAACGAGCGTGTGGATGCGGATGGTAGGCCGGGATTGTTCGTGGAGGAGTTCCAGTCTGACAGGCATCAGGAGGGGAGGAAGAAGGGGTATCGTGGAGATTTGGAGGCAGGCTTTTCAGCCAAACAAGACAACGAGAATTTCTACATTGTCGCAGACGATGATGGTCGTAGATTGACATCTAATTATTCTAGCCGAGAAAATGCAATTAACGCATTCAACCAAGGAAGATCGGAACTTGGTGTTGGTGGTGTAGCAGACGCACCCTTCCGTACCACTTGGCCTTTGCAGCTATTCAAACGCGCACTCCGAGATGCTGTGGATTCTGGCAAGGAGTGGGTGGGGTGGACTGATGGTGAAACGCAGAATGATAGATTTAATCTGAGCAAACAGGTCAATAGCATATCGGTCCCAATGGTGAATGCAGATGGGTCTCGTTCGGTTCGGATTGATCCTAAAGACGGGACATCATTCAAAATGATGGTCGATAGCAACGGAATTGTGAATGGATATCAGTCCGCAAGTCAGTTCACAGGAAAACGACTTGATGAAGTTGTTGGGAAAGACATGGCAGATAAGATCATTGCACTTGAATCACCTGCTTATTTTGAGGGCAACGACCTAAAAGTAGGAGGCACTGGAATGAAAGGCTTCTACGATACCATGCTTCCGAAAGAGATCGGCAAGTATGTGAAGCCATTTGGTGGCAAGGTGGAAAAGTCTGAAATAGATATTCGCGTTCCAGAAGAAAATGCTTGGTACGAGGAACCAAGGGACGAACACTTTAAGCCAATCTGGAAAGTCTCCATCACCCCAGAGATGCGTCAGTTGGCGCAGGGGCAAATGAGGTTCATGCCAGAAGGTGAGCGTAAGGTATCTGAAAGGAAAACTCCAAAATCTAAAAGTGGCAAAAAGTCATCAACACTTGGAAGGGTTGGGTTTGTGGAATACGATGAAGAGGAACCACAAAAACAAACCAAGAGATCACAAGCAAAAGGAAACTCCTCAGCTATTGCCAACGCCGCAAAACTGAAGTAGAAAATAACCAATGAGCGAGAAACTAGCCGCAGAACCAGATCACGAATGGTTCGCAGAAGTCATGCGCCGAGCCGAGGAACACGGCAATCGTCAGCGTGTGGAGTTCTGGAACCCAGAAGCCGCCGCGAAAGCCCTCTGGCTCCTAGCGCAGGGGAAGAGCATCAAAAGCACATCCGAGGTCACAGGACTCGCTAGGGACACCGTGCGGTCGCTCATGTGGCGGCATAGCGACACGCTGGAGACGAAGCGCAAGGAGTTCTCGCAGAAGTACGCGATGGCGGCAGAGACCTACACCGACCTGCTATTTGCCAAGGCCGACCAGTTGGCAGATGATCCAGATCAACTCAAGAACATCTCCCCCGACCGACTCGCCATCACCGTGGGTGTCCTCACGGACAAGAGCATGCAGCTATCTGGCATGGCTACAGCAGTCGTGGAACACAGACAGGGTGCGAGTATCGACGATGCCGCGAAGATGATCGCTGAGGCACGTTCTAGGCTTGCCAACAAGGTCAAGGAGCGTGCTATCGAGGCGGAGGTTGTCGCATGATCAAGGAACCAGAATCAAGGTTTGATGGACTCAATTTCTACCATTATTCGGTAGAGCATGATGGCAAATTTCACCAGTGCAACACTCTGGCTTATGCCTCGTACTTGGCTGAAAAGTTTGACGCAAAAATATGGAGCGTAGTGCTTCAGAAGCACATTGAACCTCACATTGGCCTTTGCGGATACTGCGAAAAGTACAGCAAGTTGCATTTTGTGGATGGCAATCGAGGCTCATTTCCTCCAAAAGATGACGAATTTGGATGTGAAGAATGCGGTAGCGTTTACAGGATTCTTGACATTCTAATGGAAACTGGAGCATACAAGGTTGACAACACTCACGAATTATAATAAAAACGGGCATCGACTGGATATGCGGTCCAGAAGATGCCCTAACACAAAACATAAACTACTATGAAAAGTGCTGAAAAGAAGAAGCCAGAGCAAATGCTCGATGTCAAGGAAATATCCAACCTGCTGTCATACGACAGGGAAACAGGGGATTTCACTTGGATTACCCATACCCAAAAACGCAAGATCGGTGAGGTTGCTGGTAATACCAATTGTAGAGGATACACCTCAATCTGGATAAACGGAAAACCATATGCCGCGCACAGGTTGGCGTGGGCAGTTTGTAATGATGCTTGGCCGAATGGTGACATTGACCACATCAACGAAAACAAGTCAGACAACAGGATTGCCAATCTGCGACAAGCTAATCGTTCGCAAAATATGTTCAACCGTGGCAAGAACAAGAATAACACATCTGGATTCAAGGGTGTTATTTTCTGCAAAGATACTGGCAGGTGGAGAGCGCAGATGAGCATTTACGGCAAGTCCGTAAACATCGGAAGGTTTGACACCAAAGAAGATGCTGCAAATGCGTATCTTGAAAAGGCCAAGGAATTGAGAGGAGAATTTGCTAAATGCTAAAGTGGACTGAACACCCAGTGCTTCCAATTCCAACCGACGAGGAGATCGTCGAGATGGAACCAGAAGAGTTAATTAAAGTATACCAAGTCCGCGAGGAGGCTATACGCAACGCTATCAAAGATCCATATCGTTATGGTTGGAAGTTTGAGAACTGGCGCAGGGTGGAACATCACCTCAAAGATCGCAATGAAGTACTGATTAGCGGAGGCAACCGGTCGTCCAAGACACAAGTTGGTGCTTACTTTGTAGTCAAAGCTGCAATTGAAAACCCCAACTCTGACATCTTTTGTTTTGCACAGAATGCCGAGGTTTCAATTCGCCAGCAACAGGCTGCGGTCTATGACTGGATGCCAGCAGAATTCAAGCAGAAGCAAACAAGCTCCAACGCTTACTTGTCGTATTCTAGGAAGAATGGTTGGACTGACAATTCATTGATTCTTCCCAATGGATCGCGCATATCATTCAAGACTTATGCTGCGTTTGCCAACGACCAAACTATCCTTGAGGGTGCTGAGCTTGGTTCCAAGGAGGCTACATGGCTGAACATTGGCGCATGGTGTGATGAGATGCTTGGTGGTCCAGAATTGGTTGATACCTTGAGGTTCCGTTTGGCTACCAGAAACAGCAAGTTGATGCTGACATTCACGCCAATCTTTGGCTATACGGAGTTAATACGGCAATACCTTGATGGGGCCAAAATACTTGAAAGCAGGGAGGCAGAGTTGCTAAACAATGAGTTGGTTCCAACTGTTCTTGAATGTAAGAACATCAATGGAACCGTTCACTACTTTCACTCGCAGGATAATCCGTTTGGTGGGTATGAGCGCATCAAGCAAACGCTAGTTGGCAAGCCTAGGGAGGAAATCCTCATTCGCGCCTATGGAATCCCAACTCAAGCCGTCACCACCAAATTCCCCAAATTCAACAAGGCAGTCAATGTGGTTGAGCCAGAAGCTATCCCAACCCGCAATGTCACGCGCTACCACATCATTGACCCTGCTGGAGCTAAAAATTGGTTTATGTGCTGGATTGCCGTGGACGAGACTGGAACGTACTGGGTGTACCGCGAGTGGCCGGGTGTGGACGTGGGAGATTGGGCTGAGTGGCGCGGAGGCAAGTGGCAACCGGGTCAAGGGTGCAAGGGCATGGGCTATGGCATCACCGACTACGTTGAGCTAATCCATGACCTTGAGGGTGACGAGGAAATCGCGGAACGACTGATCGACCCCCGCCTAGGCGCAGCCAAATACCAAGCATCTGACGGGGCATCTAGCATCATCGAGGATCTCAACGACCAAGACATTGTCTGCATCCCCGCCCCCGGCTTGGAGATCGACGATGGATTGCAGGCATTGATCGGGAAAATGGCATGGGATACAACTAAACCGCAGGATTCGGTCAACCGACCGCATTTCTATGTCAGTTCAGACTGCGAGAATATCATCCAAGCCCTGTCCGAGTACACGGGCGAGGGTGGACTCAAGGAAGCATGGAAAGACCCTATCGACGTTCTACGCTATGCTGCCGTGGCAGGTATTGACCATGTGGATGGAAGTGCTATAGCTATTACCAGACAAGGAACTGGAGGGTACTAATGAAAAACGAAGCACAACTCACCGCAGAGTCTCTGATCATCGCCTGCCTCAAGGAGGCATACTTCCGCAGGGTCAAGCAGGAGAAGCTTGGCAAGACCCCTAGGTTAACGCAGGAAATCGACCTGCTGGAGATGGCAATCAAAGACTTTGAAGAAGTAATGAATTATGAAGAAAGCAACGAAAACAGCAAAGGCCAAGAAGTCCCCCAAGGCTACTAAGACAACCAAGCAGGCAATTAAGCAAATTGAGCCAGAAATTGTCCAAGATGACCAGCAACCTGTCCAAATTGTGGATGAGGTGTTGGTAATTAGACTCGCTAACAATCCCCGATATGTATATGCCTCAAAAGATGGGGAGCGCATTTCGGTCGAAGTCCCGATGTGGATGTCACCTAGGCTGCCCGGCAAGACCATCAAGGTCGTCAAGAACCCAGATTCCGAACACTACTCACTAGCACCCGCAGATGGAAATTGAACGCGAAACAGAATCCCTTGAGGGGGAGGAAATGATCTATGTTGACAAGGAGCCAGATATTGGTGCGTTGTCCAACGCCTACGATACCTGTTTGATTGACCTCGACTACTACTTTGAGTCATGCCTGCGTTCTTACGAGGATCGTCGGAACATCTGGGACGGGAAGTCCGATGACCTGCGGAAAAATGGTGCAAATGCATTCCCTTGGCAGGGTGCTAGCGACCAAGAGGTGAACGTCATTGGTGAGCGGATTGACACCTATGTGGCATTGTTCGACCAAGCCCTCCAGCGTTCCCACATCAAGGCATTCCCGACTAGCATGGCATCAATGCCACGGGCGGCAATGGTCTCTGGTTTCCTCAAGTGGATGCGCTCGACGTACATCCCAAATTTCCGCGAACACATGGAGTTGGGTGCCAACTACCTGCTCGAAAAGGGTCTCATGATCACCTACGTGGGTTGGCAGCGTGAGTCCAGAACCTACCTCCAGACTTTGACGCTGGACGAGGTGGCGCAAGCAGCCCCAGAGATCGTTGATCTGCTCCTAGACGAGAATGCCTCAGAAATGGCCCTAGGATTGATTTCTCAAGCTTACCCAGCACTTTCGGCTAAGAGAGCCAAGAAAGCCCTCAAAGACCTCAGAACGAAGGGAGAGGCACAAATGCCGATTCCTCGTATTTCCGTGGATCGTCCTGTGGTTCACTCCTGCGCCCCCGATGGCGAGGTTCTGTTCCCGCCCTACGTCTCCGACCCGCAACGCAGCCCCTACATTTTCTGGCGCACCTTCCTCACGGCACAGGAACTTGAGAAGAAGGTTGCCACCGAGGGTTGGGATGCCGACTGGGTGGACAATGCAATCGCAACCCTGCGTGGCAAGGACTCGATGTACTATGACGGGGAGAAGCTCAAGACCGACACCCGCCTTCCCATCACCGACGACAATGACCTTGTGATGGTCATATACGCCTATCAGCGTCTGATTGACGAGGAGGATGGTTCCGAGGGCATTTACTGCACCGTGTTCCACCCCGCAACCGAGGGCTATGCAAAACACGAACTTCTTAATGGTTATGACGACTATCCGTTTGTCGTAACCCGTTTGAGCAATAACCAGAAACGAATGTATGAAGTACAAACCTTTAGCGACATACTCAGAGGGCCGCAGATGCAGATTAAGACTGAGCGTGATAGCCGTATTGATCGTGCTTCTCTTGCGACTCTCCCACCTCTCATGCACCCTGCTGGCAAGCCTCCAAGCGATTGGGGTCCGGGTCGCAGAGTACCTTATCGACGTTTGGGCGAGATTCAATTCGGTCCTACTCCTCCTGTTGACAACGGGTCAATCGAGGTCGAGGTATCGATGATCGGTCAAGCCGACCGTGCCGTTGGACTGGACATGGCAAACCCGCTTGCGTCTATGCGCCAGCAATACTTTGTGAGCAAGTTCCTTGACCACGTCCGTGATGTCTTGGGACTGGCATGGAAGCTCTTCCAACGCATGGGACCAGACGAAGTCTTTTTCCAAGTTACTGGTAACCCCAACCCGCAGGTGATGACGAAGGGTTCTCCCGACGAGAACTTCTCCATCGTGGTTAACTTTGACTCGCAGTCGAACGACCCAGAGACCGCAGAGACTCAGTTGAAGAACATGGTGTCACTCGTACAACTCGACCGCAACGGAATCATGGATGTGAACAAGTTGCTTGAGTTCACGGCATCCTCGATCAACCCGATCTTTGCCGACTACGTGTTGCAACCCGCCGAGGAAGCGCAGCAGAAGGTGATGAAAAATGTCACTGACGACCTCGCCAAAATCTTTGCAGGTATCGAAGTCCCAGCGCAGCCGAACGGAGCGCAAATCGCAATGCAGTTGGTGCAGGCATATGTCCAGCAACCAGATGTTGCCCAACGCGCACAGACAGACGAGGCATTTGCGGCACGACTCCAGAAATACGCCGAGCAGTACCAGTTCCAACTTCAGCAAGCCCAGAACGCAGAGATCGGTCGCATCGGCACGGCTCCCGCGCAGATGGGTGGAACACAAACCCAAGGCATGCAGCAATAATCACCAACTAAATATCATGGAATACAAACCTAAAACATCGTGGCTTAAACAGCAGATTGCACGGAAGACTAGAGGAGTGCGCGATTACAACATTGCCGAAGCTCAAATGCAGGAAAAGCAAATGAAGTACCTTCAACGCAGCCCTAGATTTGCATCTCTTGATAGCGCAACACAAAAGGTTCAAGAGGACATCCGTGCTGACATCAAGGGCTACATCCACGCCAAAAACAAGGCACGTGGAACTCAAAGCTCTGCTGAACGCAAGATCGTGAAGTAGGCATGGAAAAGCGTTTCACCAAGGTCGTTAAGAACCCGAAGACTGGTCGCACACGCACCGTCAAGTACGGACAAGCAGGTAAGGCTGCGGATGGCAAGGATCGCATTCGACCCGGCACAAAGAAGGGGGATGCTTACTGCGCTCGTTCTGCAAAAATCAAGGGTGACTGGAAGTCTGATCCTAACTCACCAAACAACCTCTCACGCCGCAAGTGGAAGTGCCGAGGAAGTAAGTCGATGAAATAATCTTATGAAGAAACCAACCACCAAAGCAGGAAAACAAGCCAAGATCGCAAAGGTCATGGGCGAGTACAAGGCGGGAACTCTCCACGCTGGACGCAACCCCAAAGGCCCGAAGAAAGCGCCTCTAGCAAAGAGTCGCAAGCAGGCAATCGCCATCGCAATGTCAGAAGCGGGAATGAAGAAACGCAAATAACTCTATGAAAAAAGGTAAATCATGTGGCTGCGGCCACAACGGAAACGGAAACGGCAAGGAATACAAGAACGTAAAGAAAGGCAAAGGCTACGTCGAGATCGAAATCAAGATGGAGCGTATGCCAAAGAAAAAGGCCAAGAAGAAGTAACTAACAAGCAACCAATGACACCACTACCACAACCGACCGTACAAGAAGCCATAGCCGCACTATCCGACCGCGATGAGTTCAAGGTAATCGTCCAGTTCGTCCGTGACGAGCGTGAGCGTTTCTTTGGAGACCTGCGCCAGTGCGTGGATGCTAACGAGGTGATGAAGGTCACGGGAAGCATTGCCACGCTGGATGAGCTTCTTGGGATGTTGTCAATGAAGTGATCTTGACAAATCGCTAGTCACATGCTTTACTAACCACGCCCGTTTTGGGCTATGTTTCATTGGTTGTTTTGGGGTCGCAGGGTTTTATTCGTTTTCCCTGCGGCCCCTCTACTTTATATGGATTTTAGCGAGTTTATGGAGTTTAGCGAATTTACAAAGATTCAATAATATGCCTAATTATACTCAAATCGAGGTATAATTGGGGTAAAAGATGCGTAATTGGACAGATTGTGTCCTTATTTGCTTACGACATAACTCCCGGCATTTGGAGGAAGGCTCGTAGGCATAGTTCGCCTTAAGCGGCGAGACCATGCTTCATACTCCCGTATATTCTTCGGAAAGGACGACTTACACACCAGCAATGCTGGAACCAATGATAGCAGAGGGTTGAGGCTATAGGACTGCATCAAGCTCATTGGTCGTCACACTCTATTTAGCTACGCCGCGACTTACTTCAAGCGTAGTACCCTGTGAGACTTTTACCTAGGTTTCGTTCGGTCGTTTGAGCGTTCCTCGATTCCTTGAATATGTCACCAGCACAATGGGTAAAAACAAAGGGCTGGTCGAGGAGTTGGAGACCCGACCAGCCCTAGATCCAGAACATCTCTGCGCTGGAGGGGTGAATGGTGACGATGTTTCCAACTCCGTCAACACAAATCCTACACGATTATTGCGTCATGTCAATAGACTTTTCGGTTCTAGAAAAAAGCATGAGTTTTCTGACAATCCACACTCATCCACAACTACCTCTCCGCTCGTTGACATATATAGATTCCCCTAACATTCATAGGTCATCGCCGCCGCCGGGCGTTAACTGGTGTAATGATTATGAATCAGCAATCCGAGGCTACCGATGGAGCCGCAATCCCATCGTCTAACATATCCTTTGACGATTATATCAATCGAAGGGTCAATAATGCCGAACCAGAAGCCGAGGCTACTGAGTCTGCGGAAGATACTTGGGAAGAGGAAGATGCTCTGGAACCAGAGGAAGTTTCCGAAGAACAAGAGGAAATCGTAGAGGACGAGTCCGAGGATGAAGGTGAGGAAGAACAGGAAATCGACTTGTTGTCGTTAAACCCTGCCCAAATTCAAGAACTAGCCAAGAAGAGTCGCAGCAGGTTGCTCCACCGTGTGGGTGAGTTGACCGCTCAAAAGAAAGCTCTGGAGGAAAAGCTGAATTCGCAGGCTGAAGCGAAACCACTGCCAACCATCCCTCAAGAAAGCAACCCATTCCGCGACATTGATACCGTGGAGGGTCTGAAAGCTAAATATGAGGAACTGGAGAAGGTCGCGGAGGAGACCGACACAATCCTTGAGGAACACGAAGATTACGGTGCGGAAGACATCATTGTCGTGGGAGACAAGGAGTTTACCAAGAAGGAGATCCGTCGAGCAAACCGCAATGCGCGTGAGGCAATGGCTAAATACCTGCCTGCACAAAGTGCGGAACTGGCAAAGCGTGAACAACGCAAGGTGATGGAGCAGCAATATACCGCTCTCATCCCACAGGAAGTGCCAGAGCTTGCAGACGAGGAATCCGAGTTGAGTAAACAATACAAGGCGTTGCTGTCAGACCCATTGGTTGAACAGGTTAACAAGCTAGTGCCAGATTTGGGACCGCAACTTCCCTACATTCTTGCACACGCTATTCGGTCAATTCATCGCAGTCAGAAGTCCAAAGCAGTCGTGAAGGCAGCGGGATCAGCTTCCAAGGCCAAAGTGCCGGGAACCCCGTTTGGTGCTGGAGCGGCAAAGTCTGGAGTGAAGACCGCGAAGAAGAGTGCCGAGCAAGCCTATCAAAGGTTTCAATCCTCGACATCCGTTGAGGACTGGGTTGCCGCCAGAGTTGCTCGCCTACAATAAATTCTAACTATCTAAAATTATGCCCATTAGTGCTACATATCAACCGAGCGCACCTGCCGCCAAGACTGGTCAAGGTTCCGCTATCTCTAACCGCGAGGATCTCAGCAACGAACTTGCTATCCTCGCTCCCGAAGAAACCCCGATCCTTTCGCTCGCGTCGAAGGGTAAGGCATCCTCGACCTACACCGAGTGGACCGTCGATAGCCTTGCTGCTCCAGTGACGAGCGGTGTTTCGGAAGGTTCCGATGTGACTTCGTTCAGCGACAAGTTTGCTGATCGCGCTCGCCTTGGCAACTACATCCAACTTATGCGCCGCGACTACCTCGTCTCGAACTTGCAACAAGCCGTGACGAGCGTTGGTCCTGCCAACATCGCCCAAGCTGAAGCCAAGTCGATGCGTGAACTCAAGCGTGATATCGAAGCTACCCTCGCCTCCGACAACGAAATGACTGTCGAAAACGGTGCTGGCACTCCCTACGGTATGCGCGGTCTTGGTAAGTGGATTCAATCGTCGGCTCAAGCCACGAACCCAGTTCCCGCTGCTTATCGTACGCCTTCTGGCTCGATCCTCAGCGCGGCTCCTACGGAAACCACCTTCAACGATGTTATCGGTTCGATCTTCTCCCGTAATGGCGAGATGAACAGCCTCACGCTCGTTGCTAACGTTGCCCTCCGTAAAGTCGTTTCTGGCTTCACCCGTGCTACTGCTTCGGCTAGCAGCCAAACCTACCACGTTAATCAAGACGCTACCAGCAAGGCTATCACCTTCGCTGTTAACCTCTATGATTCTGACTTCGGTATCGTTAAGATCGTTAACGGCAACCCAAGCTGCATGACCGCCTCGAATGGCCTTGGTTATGTCATCAACCCGAAATACCTCGGCTTCAACACCCTCATCCCGATGGGTGCTACCCGCCTTGAGAACCAAGGTGGTGGCGAGCGTGGTTACATCGACGTTGCTGGTACGCTTGTTGTTAAGCATCCGCAAGCTCACGGCAAGATCGCTTATTCCTAATCTTAACTGAAAACACTAACTAGAAAGAAATAAGAATATGCCTCAACTTGCTAACCAAGAATCGCGTGGTTTCACCCACTCGTTCCGTATCACTGGTGCTGAACTCGCTTCGTCGGGTTATCTCACCTCATCGCAGAAGATCGTTGCCCAACTGCCTGTTGGTGGTATCGTGACGAACGCTGCTGTGTTCCAACAAACCGCTTCCGCTGGCGCGTCTGACTTGACGCTTTCGGTTGGAACTGTTTCTGGCACTGCAACGAACCTCATCGCTGAGTTTGATCTTGACGCTAACACCGACAAGGTTAAGTTCAACACGGGTTCCGCTGTTGACACTGAGCCGGGTCTTGTGAACGCAACCACCTCTGCTCTTCCGATCTTTGCTAAGTTCGGTGGAACCGTTGGTAACGTGACCGCTGGTGAATGGCTCGTCTGCTTGACGATCCTTGATCCCGGTGCGCTTGCCGCTAGTGCCTAAACCCTAATTGGGGGTGGGAGAGCTTAAAACGTTCTCCCGCCCCTTTTCCTCCTACCAATGATCTGCGAAGAAGCACTCACTGATGCACTCGTAAAGGAGCTTTGCTCTGGACGGATGCTCAAGGAGTCACTACAAAACAAACGAGAAATCGAAGCGGCAGCCGAGGCTCGCGCCATGAAGGATGCCAAATCACCGTTGGGAAAAGCCATTGGAGCAATTCCTCAACACGAATACTTTCTTTTAGCTAACAAATACGGGACGGAATGTTGGGACGACCGCGAGTTTGTCCGCGACTTCTTTAAGTCCCAATCCCATCTTAAGGCAGGAGACATCTGATGCAGACTAGACCATACGCCGATCTTTACGAACTCGTGCAAGCCCTGTGCGGCGTGGTGTTTGCATCTATTGAAGCACCTAGAATCAAGGCTTTAATTAATCGTCGTGCTACCAAAGCGTACAAGTCAAGCAACTACTGGACTAGGTTTCTTCGTATTGGCGAACAACGCGATGTAGTAGATGGTATCATTCCGTTTGAATCTAGTGGATTTGACGGGATTGACACGTTCTTACGGATTTTCCCATTTGAGCCATACAAGAATGTTGGTGGTGGTGAATACGAATTTAAGGTAGGCCCATTTGGGGCTGAACTTCTATCTGGTCCATTTAATCCAGAAATTGCTTGGGTTATTTACAAGGCTCAAAAATCTGTTACTTATGGCCAATCTGCCCCAGACGAGACCAATGTTCCAGAAGAGTGGTTTGAGTATATGGCGCATGGCGCATACGCTGATTACCTTCGTGCCGAGGGGCAGCAGGAAAAAGCAGTTATAGCAGACCAAGAAGCCAATGAAATTCTTCTTGATGAGCTAATGAAGCTCGACGAGCAGCATAGCCAGACCATCATCTCAAACAGAATCTTTACAAACTCTAATATGCAGTCTAGGCTCGGGTTCGTTAGCGCAATTGGTGCTAATGGAGCTACTGGAACCGCAACCCCGCTTGAATTTGAGGATGGGGAAATAATTATCACAGAAGGTTAATCATGTCTCGAAGAAAAATTTCAGAACTAGAATCTGCTACAGATATAACTGGCAGCGATTTAATCCAAGTTGTTGATGTTGAAGATAGCGAAATGGCCGTAAGTGGTACTAACAAAAAAGCCACGGCCCAATTACTTGCAGATGAACTTTCAAAAATAGCCAGTTTCAAATCAACTGGTACAACCGCAACTCGTTTTCTTGTGGATCGGTTTGCCGATGTAATAAATGTAAAAGACTTCGGGGCCAAAGGAGATGGCGTCACCAATGACAGGGACGCAATCCAATCAGCAATTGATTCATCATCTTCGCAAAGCGTGGTATATCTTCCATCTGGGACATATAAAATCAATTCAGCGTTGTTTATTAAAAAAAGCAATACGCGAATTACTGGAGATGGTGTGGGAGTCACAAAAATCTTTACAGGAGATGATGGCAACTATGCAGCGATTGACGTTAGAACCAGCCTAGCTGCTGGAAACCTATATAACATTACAATAGAAAATCTAACAATTGACGGTAATAAGGCAAACAGACCGACTGCTGGTGGCAATGGAATCCTGTTATTGTGTAACACCCAAAACTCAATAACTGATACAAGAATATTAAATGTTGAAATATATAATTGCAGAAATGCTGGAATCTTAATGGAGGGGAGAAATTTCCCGGCATGGCCAGCATCTGTGCCATCGGATGACGCATATAGGGTGGAGAGAACCCAAGTAAATGGATGCGTTATATCTAATAATGACGGAGTTGGAATATCTCAATTTAAGGCGAGTAACTCAAAAATAACGGAATGCACATTGTTCAACAATGGATTGGAAAATATCACAATCGACATTAGGTCTAACGGTTGCATCGTTGATGGGAATACATTTTTTAAGCACTTGGGTGGAACTGGTAACATTGGGGTTGACACCGGAGATGCGTGCGTCATTAGTAACAATTTTATTGACAATGAAAACGACACAACAGCCAGTGCTGGGTTTAGAACTGGAATTGCATTGAATTCTCAAATACCAGCATTGCAGGGAAATACCGACACCGTCATTACCGGGAATGTTATTTTAAATTGTTCGGATAATGGAATTTATGCTCACAATGACACTGGTATTGGGGGTGACAAAGCGGGCAGTGGGATAATTGTTGGAAATACATTTGCTGGGAATGGCGTTGATATAAGAGCTGAAGACGGATATGGGCCTTTGTATGTAAAGTCAAATAAAATACAAACAATCAACATAACCGACATACAGGCTAATGATGTTAGGTTTGGGGCTGGGGATATTTGCTTTAATGGAACATTGTCATCTGACCAAACACAAGCAATTTCGGTCTCAACTGGTACATGGTATAAAGTAGCTTTGGACGCAAACACTGGTGGCAGGCTTACTTCAATTTCTTCAAACGAAATACAACTTTCAGCTGGAGGGCTTTACCAAATTAATGCATCATTGCGCTTTAATGGACTTACTGCTTTAGATGCTGATTATATTTCAATAGCCATTAAGCACACTCCAGTTGGCGGTAGCTCTACTGATTTGGTGGTTACGAACATCGACCCAAACGTCGGATCTTTCGTTAGTGATGTACAAGAAATCACAACCAGTGTTTGCAGTTTGCTGGACAAAGGAAATATCGGTTTGTATTTCAGAGTATTTTCAGCAAATTCTGGAACAGTTACAATAAAAAGTGGTAACTCAAGCAAGCTAACTGGCGCTTTGATTGGATAAATTTAAATCCATGTGCGATAGGTTTTGTCTAAATATTAAACATATGAATAAAATCAAAGAAACCAATCATGATTTGGATGATGAAATTGCCCACAACGCGCTGCTTGGGATTCCAAATTGATTTATTATTTAGATTAAGCTACTGATGAAATACGCTCTTGCTAATATGCTGAATGGCGCGGGTGGGCTTAACGCTGACCAGCTTGCCCTCGACCTTCAATTCGCTGCGGACAAGACGCTTACTGCGCGGAAAGGCCCAACGCCGACTTTCACGCGAGCATCTAGCGGAACATTCGTTGGGAGCAATGGGCTAGTGCAAACAGCTGGTAACAATGTTGCCCGCTTCGACCACAATCCCGTGACGCTTGCGAGCAGGGGCTTGTTGATCGAGGAGAGCAGGACGAATCAATCATTGTACTCTGGGGCATTGGTTAATGGCACTGGATGGAGTGCTATTTCCACAACATCTATTATTGATGGGCTTAGCCCAGACGGGAATGATGCATATCTAGTATCCGAAGCAGTATCAACAGCAGTACATACACTTGGGAATACAGGAGGACTTACCTCAGTTGGATCTACATCTGTTACTTCTGGAACTACATATACTGGTTCTATATTCATCAAAAAAGTTTCTGGTAGCGTTGATTGGATTCAAGTGACTTTAGGTTCTGGTGGATTTGGAGTAGCACAATACGCCAACTTTAACATTGGCAATGGTACTATTGGTAATTCAGCTGGTCTCGCTAGCGGTACATCTCCACGCATAGAGAACTACGGAAACGGTTGGTATCGTTGCAGTATTTCTGCATCGGCCACAGCGACTACAACTACATCAGTTGGCACGATTATTTCATTCATTAATAATACTAACGGAACGTCCAGAACACCATCCTACGCAGGAAGCACATCCAACCAAGTGATAGCCTCGATGTGCCAGTTTGAAGCAGGCTCCTTCGCGACCTCCTACATCCCGACGACTACCTCCAGCGTTGTGCGTAGCGCGGATGTGTGTAGTATATCGGGGGCGGCGTTTAGTGGGTTCTACAACGCAACGGAAGGGACATCGTTTGTTTCTGCAATTAAAAATACCAATACGGGAAATCCTAGGTTGTTGGTGATAACTAACGGAACATCTGGGAATAGGGTTGATATGACAAGGGCTACATCTGCTGAACAGATCGATTATTATGCAGGCGGATCATTTTTGCATACATTAAATCTTGGTTCTATTGCAACTGGAGTTAATTATAAAATAGCTCATGCAATGGCAGCAAATAATTTTGCAGCATCTCGTGATGGGCTTACTCCAGTTACTAATAATTCTGGGGTAATGGTGACCGCAGATAGAATAATTATTGGCGCGACATTCAATGGAGCAGCTAACTTTTTTAACGGCACAATCTCCGCCATTCGCTACTATCGCAAGCGTCTTCCCAACGCCAAACTCCAAGCCCTCACCGTATGACCGTGGACTTCATCTTACGCTTCCCATCCAAGACCGCAGCCGAGCAATTCGGCATTGCGAGTGGATTCGCATCCGAGGTCGATGGCGAAGTCGTCTCTAACATCGCAAGCCACGAACACGCGCTGCATGTGGTTGGCGACCACGATGGCGCATGGTGGGTGTTGTTCCGCGATCTTGTAGGTATTCCAATCCCAGATGGAGCGGAGCAGTTTATCTACTGGTCATCCACCTCTGGCGACCCAAAACCCACTGACAACTCTACTCCCCAGACCTTCTGGGCATAACCACAATACACACTGATATGAAAACCACCGCACTTGGCGTATTAACGATTTTGGCAACGCTTTCCAACGTTGGCATTCAACTCCTTAATGGCGGCGCACCCGACTTTGTCGGAGCGTTTGCTGCTGTCACCGCAGGTTTCGGCCTCATTAAAGCTAGAGACGCAGGCAAATGACCGCAGAACACGGCAGAGACCTGCTGCACGGAGTGGCAGGTACGGTAGCCCCCGCACTGGGGGTTATTACTTCGTTCCAAGAGCAGTTGGAGTGGGGTTTGAGGATGACCTCGCTGACGATTGGTATCGTTGTGGGCTTGCTTTCCCTGTTCCGTCTGCTTAAAAAGCTATGAGTAGGTCAAGGCTGACTTGACCTGTGTGTCATAATCTAAACAGCCATGACCAGAAACCAGATTATTGAGCTTCAGAAGCGCATAGGAGCTACTCCAGACGGGTTCTGGGGACCAAAGTCCATAAAGGCCTGCAAAGCCCACCTACGCGCTCTCATGCCCAAGGAAAGCCCTTGGCCCACCACCGACCAAGCAAGCCTTACTGCGTTCTACGGCAAGCCGGGCGACGAGAAGCAGTTGGTCAACCTAGCTGTGGGCGACCTCGACATCCGCTACGATGGGAAGAGCGTTAAAAGCATTCGCTGCCACCACAAGGTAGCACCCAGCCTGCGCCGCATCCTAGAGCAGATCGCCAAGACCCCGCATTCGTGGGTGTTGAAGGAGTACGCGGGATCATTTAACAATCGCCCCATGCGCGGCGGTTCTTTGCCCTCTCTGCACGCTAGAGGAGCGGCAATCGACCTCGCCCCAAGCACCAACGCCAACCGCGAGCATTGGCCTAGCAGTGCGAACATGCCCATCGAGGTGATGGAAGAGTTTGCCAAGGAAGGGTGGCTACCAGCAGGAGCATTTTGGAGTCGAGACGCGATGCATTTCCAAGCCACACAAGGATGATCCCGAAACAAATTCAAGTAGGCGGGTTGCGTGTAAAGATCAACATTATCGAAAATCTTGAAGATTTCGGTAATTTTAGCCTTGACGATCTCACGATTAACCTTAGGAAGGGTGACATCAAGGTAATGACAGATACCTTACGCCACGAACTAATGCACGCTGCTTTCGCCATCGGAGGCATCGCTCATTGCAAACCTTTTGAGGAAGTGGAAGAGGGTGTTGTGCGTTGTCTTGACCATATCTTCTTCCCTGCATGGGCGAAGATCCAACAACCAAAACGAAAACAATGACCTACAAAAAGTTCATGGTAGTCGCGGATAACCACGGCAACCTTATTTGCGAAAAGGCTCGTAAGAAAGCATTAGCTTTCGTTAAGACGTGGAAACCAGACTACAGGATTCACTTAGGTGATTTCATAGATTTGAGTCCCCTTAGGCGAGGAGCCTCCATTGAGGAGAAGGCAGATGGAATTGCAGACGATGTCCGTATGGGCATGGAATTCTTGCAAGAATACAAGCCCCATTACCTTACAATTGGGAATCATGACGATAGGCTAGCACTGCACTCCACTCACTGTGCTGATGGCATGCTGCGTGAGCGATGCACAGAGTATTGGCAGACTCTGGAGGACGAATTCAAGAAGCTTAAAATCAAGACCTGCCCGTATCATGTCAGCAAGTTTCTCCGCATGCCCGAAGGTGGACCGAAGCTGATCCACGGATTCAAGTCATCGGTTCACGCAGCTAAGGCACACTTTGACGGGTGGGGTTCGTGCATTCACGGACATGTCCACGCCCCCGCAACCTATCACGCTCGCCATGTCGATGGTGGTATGGCATTCAGCGTTGGATGCCTCGCGGACATTGACCAGATGACCTACGCTGACCGCTACCAAGCCAAGCATGGATGGCGGCAGGGTTTCCTATTTGGACTCATCAACACCAAGACAGGATCGTGGCAAGCGTGGCACGCGACCAACGAGGATGGAGTATGGGTCAGTCCTCACGGCATTCTCTAACAACCAACCAACCAACCAATGAAACGACACGAAATAACGAAACAGATGCTGAACTCCTTGCCGCACTGGAAGGAGATCGAGAGACATAAGCGTGGAGCCATGTGCGAGCTTTCGTTTAAGTTTCCAGAATGGTTTGCCGAAAAGCATCCAGAGGAAGCGGTTTACACGAATGTTGATTTTGCGATTAAATGGAAGCCAGAATATGTTTGCGAACGGGAGCCGGAACGCATGGCTGAACATTATCCTCACGCTATGGTCCAGTATAGGCCAGAGTGGATTTGCCACCACAATCCTAAATGGGTTTTTGAAAATAGACCAGATGTATTGTTTGAACATCGCCCTAATTGGATGCTGCAACATGAACCCAAGTGGTTGAGTTACTATCGGTTCCATTGGATGCAGGAAAACCACCCAGATGTCCTTAAAACAATGCTACCAGACCCAGAATTTGATCAACCAACTTGGATGGAAGAAATAATCTTAAAATACAACAACCAATGAGAACGAAAGCACAAGTAGCACTGACAGCACTAGAACAAGCACTCAAGATCACTGGGGTGCAGGAACCTAAGCGCGATGACGAGTTCACCGCAGGAGAGTACGC